GAGGATATAAAAAGCGTAGTCATAGGACTCCTACTGTCTAAATACAACCCTATCCAAATGGAAGGCTTGCGCGGAGTTAAAGGTAGCAGGGGTAAAGGTAACTGTCAAAACGGCGTATGCGGCACCCTGCGTTGAGTAGGCTGGCATAACAAGGTTCATAAACGCCCAGCGATCTTTGGTAGAGAGCGTGACAGTTTTTTCTCTATACGCATTAGTAACATCAGAATATGCCCCCGTAAATACGGTAGTAATATTGCTATAGATATAGTTAGTCCCTACAAGCCCATAATAAACTGGAATAGTAGCTCCACCAGCACTATAAAAATCAATTCTTAACTTATACGTCCCATAAGAGCTGGAGTTAGCTGGACGCAAAGCGATAGAGCTGTAGTACCCATTTCCACCAAATACTGGGATCTGTGCGGTAGTGATTCCAAAAGTTTTATTTGAAGAACTTCCCGCTGTTTTAATTGAGCAGTAGGCAGCACCATGTGTTGCAAAATCTCCAGAAAGGGTTCCGCCAGATACAACCCTATTTAAGGTAGATCGTACACTAGACCAAGAACCTAGATTTTTTTCAAATGACGCTGAAGGTATCAATGAGCTATCAAGATCTGGGTAATCTAAGGTTGGAGTGCCAGGCTTAACACACCAGGTAGCTTCGTGAGGCATTACTAAAGCTAATGAGTTTTTTAAACGAGAAAGTTTAACTCCGTAGTTAAAGATGTAAGAGCTTTTTCCTCCATGTGAGCTTTCTTTTTGAGCCACATATATGTTTGTAGATGGGTTGGATGGGTTAGCTAATACTCCTACACCCGCATCTGATGGATTAACAAATTTTCCTGCAATACGTCCATATTCAGCTTGAGCACCATCAATAAACACTGTGCTTGTAGGTGCAAGTGTATATGCAAGGCCTGTTGGTGGAACTAAAGTTAGGGACATTGTAAATGAAGTTTCACCTTGTAAAAGTTGACGAACATCATGAAGCCTAATCCATTGATATTGATCATGTTGAACTACTTCAGTTCTTGTTGAGGTTGTTTTATCTGAACCACTAGTTCCAATGGTATATATACCTTCGGCACCTCTTACATATATTGATACGACTACGTCTTCTCCACCAATAGCTGGAGAGGGTAGATACACATCTGTAGTCAAAGTTATTCCAGCGGTACTAAGTGGGTTGTAAGAAACCTGCCCCATTCCAGTTCCGTATCTAGGACCAAAGGTTTCATCAAAAGTTACAAGGCCATAGTTTCCGTCTTTAAGTACCATACGACCGCCGCTAGCATTGTTTGTTGCGGAGTTAATAGTAAATGCTCCACCAGTAACATTCCAACTTCCAATGGTTTCAAAACTTGGGTTTTGAATTAAATTAAATACGTTCTTAGTTTCCCAAAAAACATCATCAGTGCTGTAGAAGTAATCTACTACTGGGCTTGTAGGCGCGGGTGCACCATCCCCATCAAAAAATGGTTGGACTGTAGTACTAGGCAAAAATTGTAAGGCATCAATCCACACAGTTGGTGGGAAATTAGCCGCGTTAGACCCAGCCCCAGCCCAAGCATCTGGAAAATATAAAGAAACCTTTGCCATAGGTATTCCAGAATCACGAGTATATTGAGGCGCAATTCCGGTAACGCTTACTCTTCTTATTTGAGCTAAGTATTGAGGTGGAGTTCCTACAAGATACTGGTCCACAACTGTAGCTAAGCCATTTGTTGCTGAAGTAAAGTTAACTGTAATTGGTGTTATAGTTTTTCCATAGTAAAGGTTTGCAAAATCCGTTGGCGCGGCTTGACGCTGTACTGTAAAGGTATTTGGAGTAGGGATACTTGCAACAAACGCTCCTACAAGATTATATGCCGCTGGAGTAAGTCCTGTAATTGTTACAGCTTCTCCTACGGATAAGTTGTGCCCTACAGAGGTGTAGGTAATTGTAGTTCCACCAGAATTTTTAGACGCAGATGTAATTGGGTATGTGGTTGCAGGAGGGTTTAAAAAAGTACTGTCCCCATCTACATAATAAGCAGTGTTGTCGTAGTACTGACCATTAGCATCACTAAGAATACGAGTTTGAAGGTCTAAAGATTCTCTGTTTGAAAATTCAATTCTAGGAATTGCACGCCCAAAATTTTGGTACTCACTAGAAACATATGCACTAAACGTATAGTTTTGACCCGGAGTTACAGGGAACCAATCTGAAGTGATATATGCATTACCTGCACTAAGAACCGTTAATTCTCCAAGACAAGTTCCATTAAAAATTGCTGTACTGTATACAGTAGGATCTTGAGCAAAAGACCCATTGGGAGAAGCTGTCCATCCGGTTATTCCTTCTTCAAATGAAGGGTTTGGCAATAGGTTTTCACGTTCCCCTTGAAGGTAAACACGAACACGTCTAGCATCTTCATATTCAAAACTTAATGAAGATTCAGAAAATTGAAATAAATCAAAAAGAATTGTAATCTCGGGGGAAGTTTTAGTTGCTGTTAGTGTAACCGTAGCAAAAACGGCGCCTGCAGGAGACACCTGACCATTACGTCCAGCATCGGATTTAGAAGTAAACTCTGTCCATGAAGTGCTAATAGGTTTAGCGCTAGATGCCGTATTAGTACTTAAATAAGATCCATTGCTGTCATACCATTTAAGTTGAACCGTGACAGAAGCTCCCGCAGCTAAAGCTCTAACCCAACCAGTAAATATATACCTAGTTTTTTCTTTTACAGGAATGCCGTAAAGGTTTGCCGCAGAATCCGCACTTGGCAAAGATGCTGTAGCCGTAAGGGTTGTTCCCGGCAATAGCCAGGTTGCATAGCCTAAAGCTCTATATGGATAAACAGTGTCATACATATATGGAATAGGGGCAGAGACGGGGGTGCCTATATCTACTGCAGAAGTTGCGTACTTTCGTGACGTTAATGTTCCAGCACTTACTACCCATCGACCTACGGATTCTTCAAAAGAAGAATCATTATAGTCAAGCATTAAATTATGGCCAGTAACAATTTCAGTGCCCAAGTGAGTCAACGCTGTAACATACGCATTAATTGACTTAGCTGTTCCCTTAAGATTATTGATATTATTTCCAGCTTTATAGAGAGCTCGATGATAGGTATCTCCCAAAGCAGGTTCATAATTAAACCCAAGCTGGTCCATTTGAGCTGGAAGTAAACTATTATGAACAGTATATAGAGAAGAACTTTTTTGAAGAATATCTACTTCTGCCTTTAACTTATCGTATGCAAAAGTGTACGCAGATAAAGTTTTAGTGAGGTCTGTTGCGTCATATTCTCCTAAAGCTTCTCCTATACCATTTGTAGCGTTTAACCAGGCTTTAGGAAGCCATTTAGCTACAAGATCAAATGTATTTGTTTGCTTAACAACAATTGCGTCCGCGTCTCCGCAATAAATCCATTTAATTCCATTAAAAAGCCAAATAGAGTAATTTACTTGTCTATTTTCGGTTCCAGCAGCAAGATCAATATATGAGTTTCTAAATTTTGCATAAGTATCCCCATCTAAAAGCTCTCCATCAAGTGGGTTATCCGGAGTACCGGCATAGCTTTTTATTAAACGCCAATGGGTAGGTGTGGGATCATTTGGATCAGCTGTAATAGAGTTCCAATAAAGAGATACCGTTCCAAAGGTATAGGAAAGCGACCTAATACCAGAAGCGTAATAGGTATAGCTAACTTGCCTTTCGCCATATATGGATACTCCATATACTCCGGCACCGTACTTTGCCATTTTTTAAATCCTACATTCCAGCCAGTAAAAATGGATGAATAGAAACCGAAACTCCGGCTACTGCCGCTGAAGCTGCATTTGCTGTGCTTACAGCTGTAGCTACGCTTGCAGCAAGAGTTGTATAGTCTGAGCTATTAACATACAGAACGTTGTACGTTCCAACTTTTGGAATACCATTATAGTCTACGTTAAACCCAATAGTACCCGCACTAGATTTAGTATTAATTATATTGCTTAGATTACCTGCTACAGGTTGAAGAGTAAGACCAATTGAACCATTTGCTGCAGTAACGGTTGAACCGCCACTAATACCAACATAGGCAGTGCCAGATCCAGTTCCATTTACTAAGCCGTATTCAATATTTGCTAATCTTGCGCTTAAAGATGTCCAGGTTGAGGTTTGAACAAATGATCCGGTATATACGGAAGTAAGCGGGCTAGTACCAATAGTTGTTTCTACAGCACGAACTTCGTCTTGTAGTGAGTTTACGTGGTCGGCAAGGATTGTATCCTGAATGTCTACCTTTGCGGTAAAGTTACGGACGGATGAGGGGAATGTAGCTGTCATTTTTTCTCCTATAGGTTAATTCCGCCGCTAATATTAATATTTAAATTAGCCGCTAGTAGGTATGGAATTTGGTTTGAGCTTAATGAAACAGATACCACAGTTGCTGTTGCATCTGTATTAAATTGAGTAACATCAACCGAAGCTACCCCATCAATATTAGATAAGGCCGCAATTACGGAAGACAAGGGAATTGAACGCCCAAACTTATTGTTTGTATACGCAAATAAGCCAACAGAGGAGTCCAACATTGCTTTAAATACGGCTAACTTAACTACATTTTGACGATAGCTAGGGTTAATGGCTACGCCTACAGTCAAATAAATTGGTAAATACGCAGGTGGCAAAACGTTTACTGTTACCCCTACCTGTACTTTATCTTCAAGATATGCGGATACTTTAGCGGCAAGGGTATTCCAAGAATTTGTAGCAACTCCAGAAACTAGACCAGGTGTTGTTGTTCCATCGTCTTGAGGTTGCATATACACGTTTACAAGACTATAAACACCGGCTGCGGCATTTGCTCGACCAACACCGGTAACTTGTTCAGCTAGATACTGGTAGTCAGCAAGAGTTACAGCTCTGCGACGAGAAATGATAGCCGCTTTAATTTTCTTTCTTAATTGCGAGGTATTGTCAGCGTCTGCGCCACCCACTGCTGCTGCAGGATTTGTTACTGTAAACCAAGTAACGGCTTCAGGATCAATATTTCCCGGGATAAAAGAAAGCTCAGAGATGGCTCCAGAAATAATATTTCCATAGGTTCCTACGCTGTTTTTATACAATGCGCTAATAAGCTGTCCGCTTGGGGGAATGGAGCCATTTACTCCATCACCAAAGATAACTGTCAATGTGGCATCAGAATTTTGCTGAGTTGTAAAAACAAGATCTGTTGGGCCATATTCTAACAAGGTATCCACATATTGCCAAGGAGAAAACGCGATACCTTGACCAACATAAACAGTCAAAGAATCGTCAATAATATCAGTATCAATAATTTTAATTTGTTGAGAGGCTAGTCCCGTAGAGGTGCCAATATTTGAAGGCAAAGCTTGATGATAAACCGCATCAATATAGTCTTCACGATCTGTATTTACTGTTTTACCTTCAGTACAGGTAATAGTAATAGTTTGATCTGGTTGAATAGCTGTATAGCCCGTATTTGTTTCAAAATAAGCTTGAGAATATGGGCCGTAGCTTAGTGGGGCCATGACTTGCGTTCCGGAAGGAAGGTCTACAGTTTGATCACTAATATTTGTAAACTGAACGTCCACAGAGGCAGGCATTGGCCCTGAAGCCTTAAATCCATACAGAGAAGCAAAACCCAACAAAGTATCAGTTTGAACAGCCGTAGTCACCGTTGTCTCATTAGCTACACGGTCGGTGTAGTATGACATAATGTCACCCATCATTGCAAAAGCTTCAAGCAATACGTTGCCCAAATCTGATGGGTCATTAGGCACCCAGTTTTTACCGGTTGCATAGCTGACCAAAGAAATCATGTCAGCTCTAAGCGACTCGTAGTCTCTTGAAGTATAGTCGATAGTGATTTCGCTCATTATTGCCTCGTTATAGTTCCGTCATTGCCAAAGATGGCTGTGGTTGTGTTTAAGCTTGTAGATATGCTTCCCGGAACGGTAATGAGGATCTCAAGAGAAGCTACACCGTTTAATCCAGGATTTTCTACAATTATGTCGTCAATAGTTATGTCTGGAATCCAAGTCTGTACTGCATTTCGTATAGCCTCGGTTATAGCTTTTTTAAATGTAGTCACATTTCCGGCATCAACAATGTACTCATTTTCAAAAAAAGCTCTAGAAAGATCTACCCCGTATGTTGGGCGCATAGGTCTTTGCCCTACTTGAGTTGAAAGCAAGGTAAGTAGTCTATCCTCGTAAATTTTAGATACGATGTCTGTGCTACCTAAAACCCCTACAGCATCTAAGGTAAAAGGGTAAGATACGTAACTCAAGGTCTTACTCCAATCCAGATAGGGTACTCAGGGTCTCCAGCAATAAACATAATCCAAACTTCTTGCCCAACTCTAGGGATAAGTCTATGGGGTGTATGCTCATCT